AAGCCATAATTAATTATTTATAAAGTTAAAAAATAGGGGGATATTTCACCCCCTATATTATTAGTATGCGAACTTAACCGCCTCGTCTGGGAAAGCGATGTTAACACCCATCTTAAACTCACTTACGAAACGTACTTGGTCTGCCTCTTTTGCGTAGAAGATTTCAAATTTTTCTTCTTCGTTAAGAAGGTCTGTACCCAAGAACAAGTTAGACAATCTCATTGCATAAATCTTGTTAGTTCCGTTCAAGCCTTGAACCGCTACAACTTTAATAGTAGTGCCGGGCAGGATAAACTCGTTATCAGCCTTAACGTCTACTGTGTAGTGGAACATATTAGCATTCTTCAAAGCGATTGTGTAAGTTCTGAAAGTGTCCATACCGCAGAAGATATGTACATCATCTTCAGAAACAATCTGTGCAGGGATAGCCTTGTAAATACCATCAAAGATAGATACTACGTTAGTTGCAGAAATGCTAGACAAAGGAGCACCAGAGATATAAGTAGAAGTGTTAGCATCTACAACTCCAGAAGCAGCACCTACCAACTTAACCAAACCATCAAACTTATTCAAGTTTACGTTTACGCTAGTTGTGTCACCTTGCCACAAAGCAATCTCAAGTTGAGAAGCGATACGCTTAGCTTTCTTGTCTGTGAACTCTTGCTCAAAAGGAATTGCATCGTACATTGAACCAGTAGGCAAAGCCTTCTGAAGGTACTTAGCTTCCAAATCTTTAGGGCAAAGAGCCTCGTTTACTTTGATTTTACCTACAGTCACAGTTCTTTGTGTGAAAGAAGTAGAACCAGAAGCGTTAAAACCACATGAGCCACCAGCTTGGAAAACTGCGTCTGTGTCCATGATGTTAATGGTTTCAGAAGATTTAACTCCGACCATAACGTTACCTGCACTCTTAATTAAAGAGGCAGTCTTAGCACCGAGAACCGAACTTGTTACAAGTAGGGCTTCGTTCTGTTCTGTGTAGTCTGCGAGTGCAGAAACATTAAATGCCATTTTTCTTAGTTTTTATTGTTTAAAATTGCGTTGCGATATTTAGCTAGTCTATCAAACTTGATGTCTTTAGTAGATTCAAATTTAAAAGACTGGGTTTTTTCCATTGGGTCTGCTTGTGGTACTTTAGCGATTTCTTCAATCAACTCAATTACCTGTGCAAATCCTTGTGCTGCCTTCTTTTCAAATTCAGCAAGTTTTTCTTTTAGTTCTTTATTTTCCATTTCCAAAGCAGAAAGTTTAGCTTCTACTTCTTCCATCTTTTCATCTTTAGCAGCTTCTACTTCAATCTCTACTGGTTCTTCTTCTACTTTAATTTCCATGATTTTACCGCCTTCGGTTTCAATCACTTGACCATCTGCAAGTTTATGTTCACCATCTGGAGCAGGACTACCATCTTCAAGAACAACCTCACCACCTACTTCAAGAGATGAAATCATTACTTTAGTTCCGTCTTCTAAAACGTATTCAGCCATCTCTACTTTCACTTCTTTTTCCTTCTCTGGCATTGGCTCTGGCATATCTTCAAATAATGCCCTAATCTTTAAAATTGCTTCTCCTAGATTCATAATAGTAAATGTTTATTTATTAATTTATATATCACTTAACTTGTGATAAAATTTCTTTTATCTTTTCTATCTTAATTACATCTGAAGCATATTTTGTTTTTTCACCTTTTGTTTGCATTTGTTTTTCAATTTCATCTAAAACATTTATCGCTTCACGTCTATCTAATCCATGAGTATTTACTAAATCTGTAACTGCAACTGACATTGGTCTTGTACCAGAATTTATTTGTCTAATTGTTAATTTAGCATCATTAATTAATTCTTCCTTTTGCTTAGGAGAATAATTTTTACTTTCAACTACCTTATCTAAACTAGGAGATTTTATACTAGTATTTGTATTATCACCGCCACCTTCTGGTCTTCTTCCACTTCCAGGACCACCAAAATTTAATTGAGAATTAATTTCTGCCATATTATTATTATTTTTTGTTTTATATTTTCCATATTCAAATACTCCCTCAACAGAAAATCCTTTAATGTTTCCTTCCTTAACTTCGTTCCATGCATAATCATTATCTACCTTCATAGAACCAAACCAAGAACCATCTGGTGCATCTTCAAAACCTTTCATAGGCATTACACCTCTTTCCTTATCACTTATAAAAGATTCAAACAAGTAAACATCTTCTAGCTTAGTATCTTGGTTATGCTGAATGTTAACATTAGCTTGATACCCTTTCTTGAAATATCTCTGTACTATTTTAAAAATAGTTTCCTTAGAGAATACAACATAGTAATCGCCATGAGCATTATCACTCCTAAAAATTGGAGTATCTGCCAACATAATAGCACCAGAAATAACACGCTTTTCTTCATCTGTGTTAAACTTAACTTTATGATTAAAGGCGTTCCAATTCTTTTGTATAGCTGGTCGGTCTACTAGTGACACAAAGTTTACCTCTGCATCGTCTTGTAAATCATCGCTTATCATTAATTCATATACTGGTAAATCCATAATCCTAAATGCTTGTTTATAGGTTAATTTATCACTTAGCTAAACCTTGCTCTTTGCTTAATAGCTTGTACTCTTTTCTGATTGCTAGTTATATCTGTTTCAACTACATAGGCTCTTATAGCACTATTACCAATAGCGTTAATAGATTGCTGGTTTAATTGAGTTAATTGTGCTTGTTGTGTAGGTACTATTGGAGTTCCAGTAGTATTGATTGCTCCACCGCTACCAAAGTTTGCAGAAGCACCTCCTTTAAATTTAGCTATAGTTGTTGCTGCAATAGTTCCGATACTTGCAGCTGCTCTTAACTTTGCACCTGCAATAGCTGGTATTTTTATACTAGCACCCAAGTCTGGTAAAGCAGTTAAAAACGGATTAGAAGTTATAGATGCTATTTCTCTTTGAGTATCAATAACAATTTTTGCAACTGCTAAAGCCTTATCTACTAAAAACAAAGCATTAGCAACCTTTTCATTTTCACCTACTAAAGCACCTAAAAGGTTAACACCTGCACTAGCTGCAGCAAACTTAGCGTCTTGTAATTCTTGAGTTGCTTTTAGTTCCTCATCTTGTCTTGCTTTTTCTTTCTCTAAGTTTTTATTTCTAGCTTCATTAATAGCATCAAGTCTAGTGTTCTCTCTTTCAAACTCCTGTTCTAAGAATTTATCTGCATCTTCTTGGTCTTTTATTCTTTGCTCCTCTGCTTCTTTCTTTTTTCTTTCTTTAGTTTCTAGCTGAACTTTCTCAAAATCTAAACCTGCTTGTCTAACTCTTTTAGCTATTTCGTCTAGTTTCTTTTGTTGTTCTAGTTCTTCTTGTATTCTAGCCTCTTTGTCTTTTTTTCTTCTTTCTTTTTCTGAAATTTGAAAATTAATATCAGCTAAACGAATAGCATCCTGCTCGTTTTTTATAGCTATCTCATTCTTTCTAGCTGCTTCTGTGTCAATAGTAGCTACCTCTTTATTATACCTATTTCTAGCAGCTATTCTTAGCCTTCTAGTAGATTGCTCTATTTCGTTTATTTGTTTTTCACTATCACCCCTTAACTTTGCTTCTGCTTTTAATAACTCACCTGTTTGGTTAATTTTGGCAATCTCTACTTCTAGAGCATCTTCTGCCCCTTTCTTTATACTTTCATTTAGTTTATCTTGTGCTTCCTTTGCTTTATCTGCTGCACTTGTATAACTAGAAATAGCAGAAATTAATTCACCAATAGCAATAACTGCTAATCCTATTCCTGTTGCTGCAATAGCAGTTTTTAAAACCCTAAATGAAACAGATGTAGTATCAACTGCAATACCTAAAGCAGTCATAGTAGCAGCCGTTGCGGTATTAGCTAAAGCATTTGCTCTTGTAAAAATTGTAGTAGATTGTATTACTGCTCCAAGTTGTTTAAAGCTATCTATACTTTCTCCAATAGATTGTAAACCTTGTGATAAAGCTAAAGCACTTTGAACTTTTAAAAGTTGTTTTTCTAGTTCTTTAGATTCAGTACCGAATAATCCAATAGCACCCTGTACTGCTGCAAATCCACCAGCAACTCCAGACAAAGAAGCAGATAATGCTTTGAACTTAGCATCTGGATTAAATGCTTCTGTTAATGCTCTAGCGTCACCGATTCTATCTCTTAGTTCTGCTGCTCTTTTTGCTGCTTCAACTGCCTCTTTAGAAGTTGCACCAAATTTGTCAGACAATGCAACTACTTCATTTTGTGCTTCTCTTAATTGTTTTTTTAAAGAGCCTACAGATTCATTAGCATTACCGCTAATATTTATACTATAATTTAATTGTTCACTCATTTATCAATCACTTTTAATAGTTCTATTTTAGTCGTGGTGTAGTTAATAGGGTTATAGCTATCTACTATGTTTAGTCTATATAGTACGTTATCTATATAAACTAACTTTGAGAAGTCTAGGCTCTGAATATCAAAGGAATTTAGAAGAACATAACAAGCAAGTAGCTTACTATCCTTATCTGTTATCTCTGCCATGTATTCTGAATAGTAGGCATTAAATAAGTTAGTAGTTGGATAAGTACTAGTTGTAAAGTATATCTCCTTAGGCGCACCAAAGCACAAATCATTTGTAGGTTCAAATGGGTCGTCTAAATGTCCAGCATAACCATAACTAGTTAATGTTGTTCCTACGTTTGCAAAGTTGCTTTGTATGTTATAGCCTAGAACACTAGTTATCTTTTTAGCTTGTAAGATTCTTATTACGGAATCCATAGGGTCTTCAGTAGTACCAGAAGAACTTAACTTATATATAGCTGAATAGATTTTATCTGTTCCTACAAAATTATATAAGGTCGTTCCTGCAAATATTACTTCTTCACTTTCCGTATCTTTTACAAAGTCAAACTCTGTATCAAAAATAAAATCACCATAGCCTTCATTATATTTTTTTCTATAATTCTCTGCATAGTAATCGTTATCCTGCTTGTACTTGAATTGATAGTACCTAGCCTTTATTTCACTCATTGGCTTGATAGACCAAGTATTTTCTCTGTCTACCTTATTAGTCCAATCTTGTATAGTACTACTATAAAAGTCAATATATGGCTTTATAATTAGCTTCTTCTCATCAAATGGGTCGTCATAAACATACAAGTTAAATAACTTACAAATGCTTATAAAGAAATCCCTTTGGAATATACCTTTAGGAATACAATAATTAATATCTAATTGCTCATTATAAAGCACAGGTATCTCTGTTGATACTGAACTTGTTAAATTCATGTAACCTCCAGAAGTTACTTGATATTGAGTAACATTACTGCTAATTAGTACAGAAATCTGTTGACTATTGGTTAGGATAATATTTTCAACGCTTAAATCTAAACTATATGTTATAGAGTTATTTGGTACATATAGGTTAATAGTTTTGATAGGTGAACCTGCTTGGTTCAATGTTATTGTTACTGCAGTTGGTATTGGTGCTAAAAATTTTATATTTAGCCTACATGATATATCTGTAGAAATTGTAGTACCTGTATATGTTAAGGGATTAGTACCTGTAAATAAACCGCTTGTTACAACACTCAAAGGAGGAAATAAACTTGCAGTATAAGTTCCTGCAGTAAAGTTACCTGTAAATAAATTGTTACTTAACCTATTTACTATTCTCTGGTTATTTGGAATAACAAGCCTATTGAATAAAGCAGTATTTAATATCGGGAAATCCCATGTGTAACCGCTATCATCTTTTATTTTGGTTAGTATTTCTTTAACATAAATAGCAGGTCTAAAAGCCTTATAATCAAAATCCTTTTTTTCTCTACCTGCAACCAATGAAGAAACTCTGCCATAGTCTATTAAAGGAAAGAATACTCCAGAACCGCTAATGTTATCCCAGCTATTAGTTATGTTTGTAAAATTCCATGCAGTATTATAAGCAGAGAAATCTAATTCTTCTAGTTTCTTATTACCTAGTGCAGACATAAAACCGCCTAAATCACCGACAACCGAACATTCATAAAACAAAGCAGAGCCCTCTTGTATTATTTCCAAAATTCGTAAAGCACCTTTAAAAATCTGGATGCCATCAATAAATATTCTGCATTGTGCATTCTTACTAGCGTTATAGTTAACCCCTACATTTGGAGCATTTTCGCTACTAAAGTTAGCATTGTTTAAATCAAATATATTACCAAAGATTGCGTTATTGTTTGCGTTACCTGCTACCCTTATAGTTTTAGAATAGCTAGTATTCTTTGCCCCAAAGTCGTTAATATCGTCTATCGTATATGTAAAGTCTGTATCAACATCGTCTGTTAAATCTAGCCTCTGATTTTCTATGTATATTTCAGTCCTCATCTAAACTGGCTATTTATTGTTTTCGGTATCTCTGCTTCTATCTCTAGGTTAAATACTTTGTCTACGTTCAATAGTTTGTACTCATGATTGTTGGTTGTTATGTACAGAGGTATGTACATATTCTGAATGTCTAAGTAAACTATTGAACTATTAACAAGCTGACCTAACCAAGCATAATCTATTTGATTAACCCAATCACTCTTTAAACTTATTTTATTGTTTTGCGAAATGCTAAACGCTACCTTAGTTTCATTATACTTATTGTAAGCATCATAAGTACGCATAGCACCGCTTGACCTTTGCCAGTCTGCTCGTCTGTAAAACTGCTTCTCATTACTTACGGAGTTTCTGTTGACGTTACCGAAAAAGAAACTATCATATCCTCCAAGGCGGTTGAGGAAGTGTACAGTGTTTCCACCATTTTTGGAGCAGTCATGGTAGATTCGTAATACCCTACTATTTCCAACTCCATTAGTAATATAGAACTCATAAGCATAAGTATTTTCTGTTATTAGTGTAGAACCTGCCCATGTATTAATAGCGGCTGCAGAAAGGTTAAACATATTAAAGCTACCAGATAAACTAATAGCTGCATTATGACTAGCCACTACATTCCCTGCACTATCTAAAGTTCTTACATAAGCCGTTTCACTCAACCCCTCATACCTGTAATAGCTAATAAAAAACTTATTGCCGAACTTGTTTTGAGCATTAGTTAAATCCCTTTCAGTCAGAAAATCGTCTGTATATTTATCTAAAGCTATATTATAAACATTGGCTAGGGTTACAGAACCGCTAGAGTATAAATCAGAATATAAAGGATAGTAGAAGTTCTTAGCTGAATAACTAGCTGAAGCGTCTGGCAAAAC